CAATAGCCTCAATCTGTGGGTATGGTTCTTTTGAAAGAATCTTATTTACAACAATCTTTACAAACTTAGGAACGATAGGCACTGGTGTGTAATCCAGAGTCAACAATGTTCCATCGCCGTTGTTGTTCTCGAGAGAGTTTAGTATTTGTCTATAGATTGATGTGTCCTGCGTTCCTTGTGCGTAATCTCTACAGCGCTCAAACTCGCCGTTTCTTCTCCCGTACAGAGAGTTCTGATAGTCACTACCAATCCATTGAGCAAACATAGCCTTCGCATACGATAGGCCGTATTCGTTAGACATCTTCTCCTCTACTGGCGCCAATGGGTCCGGAAAGGATGATTGTCCATTTTTGTATTCGTTGTCCATACTCAAGATTGCTACTACTGCAAATATACCTCTTATTATCTTCGTATAATTATCTGACCTTTACGGAAGAATTGCTTGCCAGTGAAATCACTTTTTGGTTTCTCTGGCTTATGCCCCTGCGCTGCAAGAAGTGCTAATCCACTTGAAATTGAAAGGTCATATTTGGTACGATCGTCTATCTTAAAATTAATCCAATCCTCGAGGGTTCTTTCAAAGTACATCTTACCAAACTCAAGGGTCTCCTCGTTCAGCCCTACGTGTGCATGTATGTAAGATTCAATAGCCTGTGCATGTGCCTGGATAACGTCCTGTGAGTTTGATGGTATACCCTTAGTCTTTGTCTTACTTCCGTATGTTGAGGTAAGGTGAGCGGGTCTGTCTAACAAGAAGTGGTCGTAACCCCTTGATTCAAAGTACCTTGCGATTCCATACTTGTTGTTCTCAATCAGTACAGGGTAACCATAGAACTTAGCAGCCATCAGTATGTCTTCATAAAATATTTTAGCCAACGGTGGACGTGACGCATACTCTGCCACAAACATATTAGAAGGGTGGGTCATGTTAAACTTATTAAAGAAGTGACATGCGCCCTTAGAACCACGCCCGTCTACAGTGGCGTCAATATCATAACTATCCACACCAGCACAGCCCAGCCAGTTGTTCTCTGGCTTGGTCTTGTTTCTTAAATCTACTGGGGGCATCCATGTTACTCTCCATCTCCCATTTGGATCTGGACTAAACACAACCTCGCTGTCTTGTACACCGTTTGCCCAATTGAAGTTCCCTACAACAACAGGTGATGGAAACAGGTCTTGATTGTATTCTATCTGCTCGTATATCTTCTGGACGTTAAACAAAGAAGCCTTGGCGCTATCTCTAAATGCCTCAGCCTCAGTGAAGGGGAACTGTCTAATTACCTCATTGAGTTCGTAAGAATCTCCTGCCAGTCCTTTTCTTTCATTCTTCAAATAGGTCTTTGCACCTATGCTTATGTATTCGCCCTCAAGTCCTATTGTTGGTTTCTCTGGGTCGTCTACTACAGGCATACCATATATATCAAAGAATCCTTCTAATGCGTCATACGCTGGTATAAAGCATCCATACAAACCTGTCTTTGTTCTGCCGTTTGCGTTTCTGTCATTAACATCGCTTGAGTAAAACATTTCCCGGTACTGAGTACCTCCTCGGTCCAGTGGATTTACTGTACTACCTACCAATGCTTTACCTACAATCTTTCTACCTACCAGCAAACAAGTGCGCTGTATCCTCCAGGCTTCTCGTATATCATTACCTTTTTCCCATTTACCCGCCTCATCCAGATACAGGATGTGTAGTTTCTCACCATCATATGCGTTGTTCGTGGTGTTCTTCCAGTTAATAATTGTGTTAAGCGCCTCTCCTCTGGAAGAAGTTTTGTTCTTCTTGGTAATGCGTTTTGAAGGCTCTCTAAAAGCGAGTTCCATCCTGGGGTTAGTAGTACCATCTTGAATAGGTTTAAAGAAGAAAGGTAGCGACTTGTAAATAGGCACCACCTTCTTCATGAATATATTCTCCTGCGCATCTGATCCTGTCTTTGACATGATGCCCAGTAGTTTCTCCTTAACCTGTGTACCTTCGTTCACCAGGATAGCCGCAGACATATTCGTGTATCCAGATCGACGACACTTTACGTATATCTGCCCTATACAGCGTGGGTCTGCTATACAGGCTTCAAGGTGTACGAATAGTTCCCGCTGAAAGTCGAGGTAAGATGGGTATCCGATATCAATCTTACACCACTGTAGGAAAAAGTAGTGGTTTCCTGTGATGTAGGTAGGTACCCCGTTGTTGTAGAACCATACTCCATTTCTTCTTCTTTTATATTCTTGACTGATGTATGGGGTGTGTTTCCTTCGGAATGCCTCTGGCATTTCCATCCACTCCTCCATAGAGCGTATCCTTCTGAGTTCTTGTGGTAGTTCCTCTCTCACCCAGCGTTGCTCTTCCTTGGGCTTGTCGTGGAACAGTATGTCTTTCTTAGCGGGTTTCTTAGGGAACTGTATAGGTAAGTCAAAGTATAGACTGACGTCGCCTGATGTTTCGTCAGGGCATATATTGACTACTAATTCATCTTCTATTTGTATAAGTCCCGCCATTTTACTATCTTAACACTAAATTAACACCAGGACTATGAAGAAACTATTTCTATTCGTAGTGGTGTGTACACTTACATCCTGCGCAAGTAGCGCAAGTACAGCGGGTCAAACCTGTGTCTTTGAAGACTGTGATATCGCCGCCGTACACTCACACACTACATACTGGGCTACGTACTAATAATCCCAGTAAATGAAGACTTGACTACTTGGAGTATTGCTCTGCGAATCCTCCGGAGTAGTCTCGTTCTTCTTTGATTTCTCCATCTTGCTTAAGTCCTTTAATGAGTTGCTCAAGTCTTTCTCTTTCAACAATTAGTTCTTTTGCATCGACCGCTGTTTGCTTTATAGATTGCAACTCCGCCTTTCTTTGGGAGCCACTGAGTTCTTGATCCACGGGCTTCTGTATCTCGTTAATCATGTTCTCTATAGCAATCTGCATCGCTTGCATCAAACGCTCTGCGGTATCAATGTTGTTATACTTCTTCGACCTTGCCATGGATTGATTTCAAATAAGTTCTATACAGCCTCTCTCCGTCTACCTCCATCTGGTAGTCGGCATTCTTTCTAATCAGTACCTTGTCTCCTGGCTCTAAGCCGAGTTCTTCCAACTTAGGTGAAGACCACTTCACATAACCAAACTTCTCCTCCGGTTCCTCTTTCTTTGGGAGAAGGTATATCACATGGTCTCCGAATTCGTATTCTTCCTCCTCTGGTTCTTCCTGGTCTTCTGGTACAAGGAAAATCCAATCACTAAGTAACCGAATCTCTCCGGTTCTTTTACTCTTGAATGCGTAGGCTTGTGTGGATATAGGATCACGATTACCGTCGTAGTACACTACATAGATGTCATCGTCTGGGTCAATGAACTGACCACGCTTCTTTGTTTCTTCTAACTGAGTGGTCTCATCAGACAGCATGAGGTGATTACCCCCGAGTACTACATGGTGATGAAAATACATGGTGTCTCCTACCTCTACTTCTGTTTCGTATTTAGCAGGAGTGGCGACAACCTCCCCGTCCATAGTCCTGTGATTGAACTCATCGAACTTAGTGTCCAGATACATGGTCTCACCATTAATCTCTATGGTGTCCTTAGTGACGTTTGGCACACGAACTAAGAAATGACGTAGCGATTTCATTCCTGTTTTAGATTACCTGTTGGCTTTGGGTCCCATAAGTTGACTGCAATTGCAGAACGTAACCCTTTCGTTACCTTGGTTACCCTGTGGTGTGTGCCACCTGCGTCAAATATGATAAGCCTATTAAACTTTGCTTCTATCCTTTCTGGCTCGTTGTCTACACCATGATTGAATATCTCTAAGTACCCACCCTCTATATCCATAGGAACAGGGTAGAAGACTGTTCCGACAATAGGACTGGATAGTTCTCCCTGCGATTTCCATAGGTCTTCGTCCTTGTCAAGATGCATATTGAGATAATCTGATCCCTTATCCGGACCAAACTGACCTGTCCAATACTCAAAACCAGAGATGGTCACAGGGTCATACGGCGAACGGTCTGCCCACAAATACTTAATGAGCCTTTTCTTTAAGGTATCATCTGGTGAAGCCCACCAGCCGTCCCACCAATAGTAGTTTCCGTTGTCGGAAAAGAATTCTTCCTTATTCTCCTCTATCTCTTTTAGAAGTGAATAGTCTCTTACAAAGTCGTCAATTACAATCATTTGAAGTCACAATCATGTTCAATTAATACTGGCATATCATCTATCGTCTTCCAGAGCATGGTGCCCTCGTCCTCATTATAGATGTATACAAGATAGCGACGAATTCCGTGTTTTACAAAACATCTTTCGTCCATTACTATTGAATCAATGATTGAGTCTCCTGCACGCTGGCCCACGTAATAAGCCATGGCATCCTTCGGGTTCTGCCCGATGATGATTTTTCTAATAAGTTCCATTTTATTTATTTAACCAGTAGTCAATTGTTCCAGAATCCGCTTCGTCATCTGGGTTGTTTCGGTGTTCCTCGAAGCATTCCTCTACAGTGGTAGCCATTAAATCAAATTCATCTTCCATAGCCATGTGCATTCCTGCTATCATCTCATAGCGATCTGGGTCTTGCTTGCTTTCTGGCACATACACACCGAAACACCACATGGAAAGAAACTGTTGTTTACCTCCATACGCTTCCATAATGTCTTCTATTTCATCAAGTTTAAGTCGAAGTAATTGGAAAAATTCAATTCTATCCTTGTGAGTCATTAGAAAGATTCGTTTGTACCAATATACTCAACTTGTACAAACGTATTTGCTTGATTTACAGTGACACCCGAAGCACCTGCCTGTGCTCTCATCTGGATGTAATATCCAGCAAGCCCGTCACTGTAGTATAA